CCTGAGCTCGGACTCTTCCGGCGGCTGTGCAACGCCAGATGGTTTGGCAATGAGGTGAGACATAGCGGGATCCTGTGGGAGATAGCGGCACGAGCGGCGTTCTCGGGGGCTTGAGCGGTCCGAGTTCGGCGGGTGGCGGCGCCAAATGGTTTGGCAAGGTGCGGCAGGTGGCGCCACTTGGTTTGTCAGCGGGTTTTCAAGACAACTGCATGAAATCGTTCAAGGTGGCGGTCCGGGTTCAGCGCGGCCACTGGCGCGAACTCGGACCGCTTCTGGCGGTGCCGGCGCCGCGCCTCGGGGTGGTGGCGAGTGGGCCGAGGAGCGCGCTCAGAGCGATGTCCTCGTCGCCCTGTACGGGTGCGCCGCGAACTCGGACCGCGGACCGAACTCGGACAAGTCGGACAGGGCTGGAACTCGGACAAGTCGGACCGATTCGCCGTGATGGTCATTGGCGGGCCTCGGAGAGGATGCGCGTGACGTGGCGGTGGGAGAGGCCGAACTGGCGGGCCAGGGCGGAGACTGAGCGGCCGTTGGCGCGCTGCTCGAGGATCTGCTGGTTGCGGTGGGCACGGGCCTGCTCGCAGGGGACGTAGATGGAGGTGCCGCCGAAGCGGTATGCGAGCCAGTCGGCGGCCTGGCGGCCGACGGTCCTGGTGATGGGGTGGTCGTCCTTGGGGGCCTGCGGGATGTAGAGGCGGACGCCACCCCACTCGTAGGACAGGGCCCTGGCGTTGGTCTCGCCGAACTCGTCGGCGAGCTCCTGGAGCCATCCTGCGAAGAGGCAGTCGTCGTTCACGCCTTGTCTCCTTCGGTGCGGCGGGTGCCGCGCCGTCGCGAGGTGCCTGGCTGCCTCTGCTGGCGGCGTCGGTGGATTTCTAGGGCGGCCACGACCTTGCGGAGCTGGCCCTCGTCGAGCCACTCGACGCGGTCGGTGTCGAACATCCGCTTGGCGATGGCGTCGCCGTAGGTGTCCGGGTGTCCCTGGTCGGCGAGGAGGGCTCGGATCTTGGAGACGAGGGCTGCTCTGGGGGTCGACGGGCGGGCTCGCCTGCGGACCTTGCCTCCTCGGAAGCCGAGAGCACGCAGCTCGTCGAGTACGCGTTGCCGCCCCGTGGCGTCCAGCAGGGCCGCGCTGGTGTGGCCGGTGACGCGCTCGAGCATTGCCCGGTAGGTTTCGTCATCGAGGCCGAGGGTCTTCTTGGCCAGGTGGATCAGCGCTAGCTGCTTCTGGCGGATGTCATTGGCCACGGTGGGCTCCTTTGGCCTCGGTGTAGGCGGCTCGCACTGCGCTCAGTAGGTTGCCCTGGACGATCCAAATGCCGCGTTGGCCCTGGGCCGGGATGGGTCGCGGGAGAGCCACGACCTGGTCGAGCTCGATGCACGTTGGGCCGTGGGCCCACACGAGCTGTTCCCTTGGGCAGTCCGCTTCGTAGGTCTCGACGGGGACGATGCGTGTGACCCGACACACGGCGATGACGGCGGAGCGTGGCCACGGCGTTGTGCGGATGGTGGGCCACGCCGAGCAAGCGATGGCGTCCACGGTGGCCTCGAGGCCGTCGGGCTCGCAAGGCGCGGTGTTCTTGGCGGCGTGGATGGCGAGCATGAACGGGGGGCGCTGCGAAGGCGCCCAGAGGCGGTTCTCTACACGCTTGGGCCCGTAGGCGATCGCGGAGGCGAACGGCTGCTGGATTGTCAGTGCGTAGAGGGTGGCCTTTCCGTCCATCTTCTTCCCTTGTCGCCGGGCTTCGCGCTCCGGGGCGTCTGACCGAGTCAGGCGCTCTGGGGCGCGGGCGAGCCGGAGCTCGCCCGCCCGTTGTCAGCCGGAGCTACCGAGGTCGACCTCGCCGAGCTCGTACCAGAACTGGTCCTTGGACACGCGCCGCACCCCGAGCTCCGTCAGGCGCTCGTCGGGCCACTCGCGCATGACCTCCTTGTTGGGGGTCTTGCGGATGCGCAGGCCGGTGAGGAGCCCGAGCTGCTCGATGCGCTCGGTGATGGCGCCCCAGGTGGTCTTGGGCGCCGGCTTGAGCTCCGTCGACTTGCGGAAGCCGAAGGACCCGTGGGTCAGCTCGACGTTGCGCCGGTCCTTGCAGAGGTTGTCCTTGTGGTACTCGGCGAACGCCTTGAGCCCGTGCTCGAGGGCGACGAGCTCGTCGCGGAGCGGGGCGGCGCGCTCCTCGGCCTCGCGTTTGATGGTGTCGATCTGGGCGTTCATCTCGCCCTCGATGGCGCGCATGCGCCGGCCGAGCTCGGCGATGTCGGCCAACGCGACGTTGGCCTCATCGAGTCCGTCGATCGCCACGTGGCGATCAGGACGCGTTCGTGTTCTCGCCATCGATGTCCTCCATCGGATACGGGGCGCGCATGAGGCTCCCGTTGTTGCGGTCGAAGACCTCCCACACGACGACGACGCACGGCGCGTCCGGGCCGGTGTCGCGGGTGATCTGGTAGATGGGTTCGCCGAAGAGGTCGTCTCCGACGTGTGTGATGAACCCGGCGGCGGCGAGCCCCTTGCAGTAGCGCAGCACGGCGCCGCTCAGGTGGGCCTTGTCGAGCTGCGCCGACAGCCACGTGGGGCTGAAGCGACTCCGCACGCGAATCTCACGCCAGACATCGTCCTGAAGCGACGCGATTCCCGGGGCCGCCGGTGGCCGCCTGCGCTTCGGCTGAGCGCCCTTGGCGCGGTACTGCGGCGCCGTGCCGCCCCCGGGCAGCAGCTCGAATCCGTCGTCCTCGACCTGCCCGCGCCGGCGAAGCTCGGAGATGGCTCGCGCCACCGTGGCTCTGGACAGGCCGGTCTGCACCATGACGCGCCGCGAGGTGAAGCTGCCGAGCGCGCGCGCCGCCTGCAGCACGACCTGGTTCGAGGGCGTCGTGAAGAGCGACGGCTGCTCCTTGATGGTCTTCCTCATCCCACCCTCCGCTTCGGCGCGTCGCCGACGAACAGGGGCTGGTCGCCCCACTGAGCGAGGGCCATCGAGGAGACTCCGCGGCGCAGCGCTTCGTTCTCGATGAGGTGGAGGTTGACCACGATGCGGCGGACGGAGCCCGAGGCGGCGGCGAGCACATGCGCGAGCAGGTCCTCGGCGATGTTCACGCGCGTGGCGTAGACGTCTCGCAGTGCGCGCACGTCGTCCATGCCCACCGGTTGAGCCGGCAGCCAGTCGAGCACGCGGCCGTGGAAGCGCTCCCACTGGCGGAGCTTCTGGGGCAACGCTTCCTCGCCGACGATGAGGAGACCCATCTCGGCGCCGTCGTAGATGTCGCGGACGGCCTCGACGAGCGCGAGCTGCACGGCGTGGTCGAACTCGTCGATGACGAGGCCTCGCCCCGTCGCCGTCAGGTGCTCGATGATCTGGTCGACCATCTCCCCGGAGGTCCGGTGGGGCTGGATGCCCAGGACCTTCGTGAGGGCGACGAGCATCGCCTTCGTGTTCCAGTTCGAGCGGGCCTGCAGGTAGTAGCAGTCGTACTGTTGCGCCACCCACCGCGCCGCGAAGCTCTTGCCCCAGCCGCTCGGCCCGTAGAACACGGCCATCCCCGGCAGCGAGGCGGGCCGGTGCAGCACCCGCTCGAGGGCGGTCGCGCAGCGCGTGACGTTGCCGGTGAGCGCGGTTTGCACACCTTGGTCTTCCTGGAGCTTGATCACGTTCGTCTGTGTCATCTACTATCCCCATTGTTCTGGTTGGCCGGCCTCGGTTCCCCCCCCCACCGAGGCCGGCCTTCTTTTTTCGGCCCGCCCTATCTCCACACCGCCTGGTCCCGGGCCGGTGACGCAGGCAGCAAGTTCGCAAATTCGGTGATCTGTGCGCCGTCCACGGCGACCCGGAGCGCCTGGTGCATCCGCAGCTCCGCGCGAAACTCCGCCGTCTGGGTGAAGCTCCGCAGCTCCGCCAGCTCGTCGCCGCTCAGCGCGCCACCGCCGTCGAGCGCTCGCTGGAGCCGGACACACCGGCGGAAGCGGTCTCGAGCCGTTTCCGGAGCCACTCGCGCCGCGCTCTCGAGCCGACGCAGCACGTCGGCCTGGTGTCGCTCACGCTCGGGATCCGCGGGGGCAGATGGCGGCGAGTCCACTGCCTGCGCCGCCCGCTGCGCCTCCTCGAGCCCGGCGCTCTGGTGGTCCGCGCCGGGCTGTGGGTGCAGCGCCACGACCTTCGCGGCCTCTTCGACCCGATGGTCGAGCACGACCTTCGCCGGGTTCTTTGTGGCCTCTCGCTTGGCGATGCGCAGCTCGGCGCGCTGCTGCGAGATCAGCTTCTTCTGGCGAGCGTGCGCGGCGCTGGCGACCTCGACACGGCTGATGCCTGTGAGCTCCGGGCACGAAGCGATGCAGACGAAGCGGTCGGCCTCGTCGTAGACGTAGACCCGGCCCAGGTCGATGCCGTCCCATTTCAGAGTGACGCGGCCGCCGATGTGATCGACGAGCTCGGCCGCGATGTAGGTCTGCCCGTCGAGCCGGACACCCTTCTTGCTCACGGTGCGGTGGCCCGCCATCTCGGCCAGCAGCATGTCGAGGGCGCGCTCATCGGCGATCCGCCGCACGGGCGCCGACCATGCAGCGGCCACTGCGAAAGGCGTCCGTCCACCGAGGCCACCATGGGCCTCGCGCGCATAGACCGCGTCCTCCCACTGGTCGAGGAGCTGCTGCAGCTCGGTGGAGCTGAGCGCAACCTCGATGGGCTCGCCCTTCTGGATGCGGTCGGCCATCTTCGTGCGCTCACGGATGGCCTGGCGCTCCGCCACGTTGTGGCCGCAGAACCCGGGAAGCAGCTCGAGCAGGCCGTGGCTCATCGTGCGGAACGCGCGTTCGATGTGGGGCTTGGCCTCGGGCGTGAACGGCGGGCAGGTCTCTTGCTCGATGTTCAGCCCGCGCACGACGAGCCCGATCTGGTCGGAGACGTAGTCCGAACCGTTGTCGGTCTTGATGGCCTCGGGCACCCCCCAGCTCAGCATCGCCTTGCGCAGCACCGCGCACACGGCCGTGGCCTTCGAGGTCTTTGAGACCACGAGCTTGAGCCGCCGCGAGTAGACGTCGATCACGCCGAGCACGGTGTGGCGGCCGTCCGTGAGCATCCAATCGCCCGGGGTCGAGTCGAGCTCCCAGAGCTGATTGAGCCGAGTGACGTGCTCGGAGGCAGACCCGAAGGCCGCCTTGTACGCGCCCTTCCACGCGTCAGGGTTCGTGACGTGCGCCCATATCTGATGATGGCGACCCTGCCACGTGCGCATCCACCGCTGCAGGCTCCGAACGCTCACCTGGCGGGCGAGCTCCGGCTTGGTCGCCTCGAGCACTTCCATCACCCGCTTGCCGGTGATGTGCGGGTGCTCCGCCATGAGCCCGAGCACGAAGAGCCGGAGCTCGCCCGAGGTGTCGAAGCGGCTCTGGCCGTCGCGGTTGCCGTAGCCCGTAGCGAGACCGGCGATCCCATGCTCTCGGTAGGTCTGCCACCAGCGGTGTAGCGTTCGGGCGCTGAGCGTGAATGAGCCGTGGCGCACAGGAAGGTGGGCCCGAACGTGATCGGGAACCGGCACTTCGCACATCGCGAGCGCCCTGCAGAACGACTCCGCGGCGGCGGCCGACGGTACGCCATGCGCCTGGCCGAACTGGCGCCACGCCCGCAGGCACCACTCCCGAGCGCGCGCGCGGTCTCGCTGCGCCGGCGGGAGCCGGTTGAAGGCAGCGAGCGCCTCGAGGGCGCGATCGCGGGGGAGCTCCGTGTCGGGTGCCTGGGCGGGTTCGCCATGCTGGGCGGTGGCGGTGTCGGCAGTGCTAGCTGCGACTGCCTCGGAAGCGGGGGGCGCTTCGGTCAGCGCCTCCGCAGGCGCCGTGACCGAGGCGCCAACGAGGTGGTTCCGCGCCTCGGCTGGGAGCGAGCCGACGTGATACTCGCTGCCACCGCCCCGGCCGGAGCGCCGGCGCGACTTCCAGCCTTCCCGCTTTGCGACGATGCGGATCCCGCGGTCCGTCGTTGGGAGCCCGGGGAGCCCGGTGAGATCGGTGCTGGCGTACCACTCACGCACCGTCGGCCTCCCTGGGCGTGAACTCCGGGCAAGGCTGGCGCGTGCCCCAGCCCAGCAGCGCGCCGAGCTTCACGCTACCGGCCCACTCGCGCTGCAGGCTGGGTGCCTCACAGTACAGAGGCGAAGGGATCCCCAAGCGCACCATGACCGTGTCGCAGTGCTTGCAGGCCGGACACTGCTCGGCGCGGAACTTGCGGAAGGGCCGACGACCGCTCATGGGCCGCCCTCCGCCACATCCAGCGCAGCGCGCAGCAGCCGCTTGCGGCGACGAAGGGACTCCTCCTCTTTGAGGATCCGGCCGCGCTCGGCGAGCAAGCGATCCTCGGCCGAGCCGACCCAGACGCCCGCGAGCGCGGCCAGCAGGTCGAGCGGCCGGCGGTCCCCGGTCGCCTCGCACAACGCCGGCAGATACGCCGCCGGGAAGCGATGGCCCTTCTTCGTCGAGGCGGTCCATGCGTCGATCTGGGCCCGCGTGACGGGCTCGCCGACGAGCAACGTCATGTCGGCGGCGATGCCGTCCCGCGTCTTGCTCGAGCTGCGGATAGCCTCGACGAGCGCGGCGCGCAGGTCCTCGTCGCAGCCCATCGGGTTGGAGGCGCGCCGGGGTTGGCCGGCCGCGCTGCGAGCAAACGCACCGATGGACTCGAAGAGCTCGAGCTGGCTATCGGTGCGCCGCTTGCGCGTCATCGGGTGGCCTCCTCGGCCCGCGAACAACACCGGGCCCGGACCTCACCCGCACACTCCAAACGAGCAGCGAGCGAGGCCCGGGCCTGGTCGGCGAGCCAACAC